TGATTTAATCATTTTAATTTAGTTTACTGTATTCTTGTTCGAGTTTCCGCCTGGCCTCCTTATAACCTTCTGTAAAGCCTTCCATCCTGCCAATCTCAGCAACTTTATTTATAAAGGCTTCAAGTTCTCGAATAAATTTAATCCCTGCCATAGCTGGATCTGTTGAATCCATTGAATGTAACATCCTCATTAGATCGGCAATCAACTCGTCTTTTTCTTTTGCAGTCATGTTTAATTAATTGAGCATTCAAATAATTCTTTCCACCTCTTCCATACTGACTTTTTTACTATTGCTTTCCTTGTCAACAGTAAATGGTACTCCATACCTTCATAGTCAAATATAATATCAAACTCATCCATAAGTTTCTTATCTATGAAATAAGGGATTTTTGTACATACTGCGGCAAGGAAGGCAGTTACTTCATCATTTGGTTCCATATTATGTTTGTTTGTTTCTATTTTACTTGTTTCTATTTTATTCAAAAGCATAATAATAATAATTAATTCAATAAGACTCATGCTACCAAACAAACATACGCAAATTACTAATGCTACCATTGTTACATAATTTAAAATTTTTGAATTTTATTAGAATACGGTGATTCACTGACCAGAACATTCTCTTCCAAATCCTCAACAGCCCTCTTGTAGAGTAACTGAGCGGATTCCCCAATAGCAGCAGCCCGATCATCTCTGATCTGCTTGTTGTTTCGCTTCAAGGAACTTAAGAAAGCTCCTTCATTTGTTTTTACTTCATTTTCCATTTTTAATTGATTATTAAATTACTGCAACATATATTTGAGTATCTGACTTTGTTTGGTTGCTACATGGTGAACTGCCATAGCATCAGCCACAGCTTCATCAATATACTTGGTCTTAGTCCAATCAATCTCATATAATCGGTCAATAGCTTCAATTACATCATCTTTAGTGGCTGATTTCTTTCCTAATAAACACTTCTTTGAGTCTTGTTCACTGTACCACTCAATAGGTATATTAAGTGTTTCAGAGATACCCACCAGTACCCCTATTACAATACCAATCATTACTGCCGCACTTGCATTCTGGCTGCCATGAGGGGCTTCACTTAAAAGATAAGTGATGTTATGATCCCGTATCAATTTAAGTAAGTACTTGGTGATCTCTTCTGTCCTGCGAGTTCTATCATCTGATACTCTTATTCTGCGTTTCTTTGTCTCAGGAGCAGTTTTAATACATCCCGACTTAAAAACATTACCCCTTCCGTCTACTATTGCCCAACCCCAGGCAGTAAAGCTGGGATCATTGGTAAGGATTCTTGGAGAATTATCTCTTGTTCTTTCCATTATTTCAAATCTTTAATATACAAATCTCTTCCACTTATTTTTCGAAGCCACTTGGAAAATAATTTTACTTGGTGCATTAACCACCATTTTACAGGGTGAGCTTTTTTAAAACGATACTCTTCTCTGTTGTAGGCTTTTCCTTTTAAATTTCCCATTATCTTTTAGGTTTGCGTTCAACTTTAAATGTTTTTTCACGTTCTTCCCAAAGAGTAATTACTTCTTCTTTGAGTTCCCGCTCGGCATGATCTTCTTCAATTATCTTAATAGATTCTGCTAATTCTTTATTTAAGGTTTCCCCACCAAGTGTATATACATTGTACTTGGAGTAATCCTTTATAAATTGTAAATTCTCACGGATGTCATCAATACCGTAATCAAATAGTATTGTAACCGGTGCGGAGTGAAAAGGCTCCCAAATGGATGACTTAAATACTTCTACATCTATTCTAACCCCGATAATTTTAGAAATATCCTTCCCCTTAAAGGTTTTTTCTACCTTGTGTTTCTTTATAATTTGCGTTTTCAAACGGACACTGGCATAAAATCCTATAGCTTCTCCCCCAGGAGTGGTGTATTTTGAGAAAGCCATAGCGTCCATATTTTGCCTAATTTGATTACTACATACCATCAGGTAGTTTTTATCCTTTATAATACGGCAGGTCTTCCGAGTTCCTTCTGAGAATTCCTTTGCTCTACGTCCTCCCATTTTATCACCGTCCTTCTTCTCCATTTCCATATCAGTGGATAAGGCAGCAAGACTATCAGCAAATATACCATTTATTATATTCGGATTCTTTGGAGCCCAAGTTCTAACTGGTTCAAATATCTCTGGGACAGTATCAGGATTAAAATATGTACCCTCTGCCAATTCTAAACCAAAAAGTTTTGCGAATTGGGGATTAAGTCTTGCTTCGGGATCGTGGAAGATAAGGTCTCCACCTTGTCTTTGCACACCTCCTGCAATTTCGCTAAGGAAAACTGTTTTCCCGCTACCACTTGGACCGAATATTTCAACCAGAATTCCCCCTGGTAAACCACCACCTCTGACTCTGCCTCCTGATAAGGCAAGATCGAGTAACGTTGATCCTGAACTGATAATTGTTCCAAAATTTCCATCTGGATATTTTTCTATTGGTTTAGTTTCAGTAGCTACCTTCTTTTTTATCTGTTGTTCTAATGGTACAGCATTTCTTGTACGTTCCATCATGCTTTAATTTCGTTGATAATTACTTGAATGAATTTAGCATCAATTTCTTTTCTTGTCAATGATGCTGCACAATTTTCTTTAAATTGTTGAAATGTAGTGCCTCTCTTTGCCGCCTTTTCTATCTTCCATTGTTTATTTATTAATTCAACAATTTTTTTAACCAGGGTCATTTCATCCTCTTTTGCTCGCTCTTGTGTAACCCAATTTTCAATTTGAGTTCTGATGATATCAGTTTTGGTAATTTCTTTGGCAAGCGTATAAAGAGTTAGGTAATCACAGACCTGTAAGGACATATAGGCCCCTACAAGTCTAAGATTATCCTTTTCATTATGTGATTGCTGAAATATAGTCCGCATTATTTCCCTTTGCTTTCGTCATAACAATCATTCCATTTTTCACAATCATCACACTCTGGAAACTTCTCAAAATCTTTACCAAAGACGTGACCATGTGGGCATTTCCCGTTTGTTGCAACTCGTTTACTTGTAACAGCAGATTCCTTATTTTCCTGCCCCTCCCGATGTCGTACAGGGGCTTTTTCAGCATCGGGATCCTCTACTACTGTACGACTCGTCCGAGCCCGTGTAGGGGCGGTTTCTTCGGCACGCTCCGTTGGTCTTTTGCGGGTAACTGGAGCATTTGTCTCTTCTGGTTCCTCTGCTTCCTCAGTTGCCACAGTAGCCCTTGCTCTGTGAACGGGAACATGTGTATCATCCGAGGCTTCTAACTTTCCAGCATCCGGTTCATTATCTAAATCAAAGAATTTGTTTTCTATCTCACTATAAGGCAGAACTTTTAATACGTTGTCTAGATTCGGAACGTCTTTGAGTATTGATTCTGGATATGGATCCCGATCATTAAATGATATATCCCGCACCTCAGGAAATGAGTTGCTTCCAATTTGTTTCCATTTTAATTTCAGTGTTAATGTTTTGCCTGTTGCAAGATCTGGAAACACTCGGTTCTCTTCATCAGTTTCAAGTTCATCATTTAACAAATTTTGGAATAAGAAATCTGACATGTCCCAAACAGTAGGAACTTCATCATACTTTTTAACTCCAAGTGGCACAACAACATACAAACTCCTTGATCGTGGGTACAGAAGTTTTATTTCTTCTTTGTCAGCAGTTTCTTTTTGTCTTTTCTCTCTGAACTCACATATTGGGCACTTCTTACCTACTGAACGAGGACACACCACCGCATCTTTATCGGCACCAACATCCCTGTGAACTCGAAAAGGCCTTCTCCACCATAACGTGCCTGGCATGGCTACTTCAAACTGCTCATCCCTTTCTGGGTGTTTTGGATCTGTAACTTCGTACATCAGAAAATCAAGATCAACTTTCAATAACCCATCTTCAAGACTTAATATCTTTACACCAGTTGGGAGATTTAAATAACCATAGTTGTTTTTGTTTTCCTTTTGCCGTTGCATACTACGAGACATTTTATCTCGAAAATTACTCTTCTTTTTCTCCATCTTCTTTGATTTTATAATGATTTGTTAAAAATTGATTAAACTCATGTAACCATCCTTTCATTTGAACTCTGCTGAGTATATACCATAAAGCAATTAAGGTTACAACTCCTATTAGATATGATAGTATAATTCGTATCATTTCCGGCTTCTTGTTGTTTCACTGGCTATCCCAGCATTAATTTTCTTTTGTCTCTCTGCTCTCTCCCAGGATAAATCTCTTTGCACTTTTGGTCCAGCAAAATACTGTTGACCATGTAATCGAACAAGATTCTCTAATGCATCCTTACGGGCATCAACTGCCCTAACGGCTCCTTGAGCAATATCAGCTTCATACTTTGCTTCAATGAAACGAGTGTTGGCGTTTTTGTAGTCTTGTTGGTTTAATATTGTGTTTAGGATTGTGGCCTCTGTTACCTTTGCAGTTATACCAAACTTGTCAGGGTCAGTCCTAATTTCTGAATCTAAGCGAGCCTTGACGTAATCAAGAGCTTCTTTAGCCTGGTCCATATCCCTACGAGTGTTTGCAGCATTCCTGGCATACTTCATCATAAGGCTCGCTTGATCCAGCCACTCTACGTCGAGAGCGGACTCATCTATTTGCATGTCTTTTTCGTAGTTCATACTCTATTTTAATTTAGTAAACCATCCTTCCTTAAGTAAAGCCAAATAGGCTTGACATTCAAGTATAGTTCCAGTGAATATAATTGTATCTACTCTGGAGCTTGCTTTTACTCCTATTTCATCAGATTCTTGAGTATAGGTAAATTCAAGTATCTCAAACTGGTTTGAGATCCCTGTTTCTCTTAATAACATTCTTTCTCCTCTTGGCCACATAATTACTTAAATAAAGGTGGTAAAACTGATCCTTGTCCTGAATATATTGGTGTTACTCCATTCCACTTTTTAGCCAACTCATAATTAACAAGGGTAGCTGTAATGGAATTTGATATAAGTTTTTTGTCTTCCATAGTTTTAAATATAAAAAGAAATAGTGTCGGGTGCGTGGTCAATCGGAATTATATTATAAGTGGTTCCATTGTTCTCTTAGTCGGATCAGTCGGTCAATCGGATGAATTAATTCGGGTATTAATGGTTACCCCGACTCTTTAGAGACTTGTCGGCAGTCTATAGTCTATTGCTCTACCAACTGAGCTACAAAGGCGAAGCCCGAAGGAGGCCAGTGATGGGATTCGAACCCACGACCCATAGTTCCATTTTAGATAGTTTACAAAACTATTGCTTTTGCCAAGCGTTGGTTGTGATCTTTCGACCACGTTTAAATGCAACGAACAATCCGGTTTGCTCTACCATTTCAGAGTAATGGTGCCAACTCTGCACCCACGCCCACTATTTCAAAGAACTTAAAGCAGGAGTTCAACGTCTTGTGCTTACCAGCACACTTGTAGATTTCCAAGTCTGAAAGGGTCTGACCCGACATCTATATCCTGCTTATATTTTATTTGGTCATATTTGGTTCAGTGTAATCATCCATACATCCACCAACCTCAATCTCAGTACTCCAGTTTGCCTGCTGGATAGCGGCATCAACCAAACGAAGTTGTTTGGCGTACCAGTCATACCCTGCAGCCACTTGGTTGAGAGTAATCTTTGGAACAGATACAAGGACATCATCAATGTCATCTGTGATCTTTTTACGAGTTCCTTTAGTTTCAAAAAGACCTTGAATGTTGATCTTTTTCAATTGCTCAACTTTCTCGTTGAGTTCTTTCCTTCTGAGTAAAGCCTCCGCTAATTTAACTTTCATGATTAAAAATTAATGTTTAATTGTTATTGGTTCCCAAGGTATAAATTGTCGTTTAAGTTCTAAAGTCCGTACAAGATAATCTTCCAGCCAACAGACATAGTGCGTGTCATTGCAAAATTCATTTGTAAGCGGTACTCCTATTCCTGTTTCACGATGATACTCCATTCTGAGATCAATTAGTGTCTTTGGATATTTCTTTGCCATATAGTTATGCAGTTTTAATTACTGAGTATGCGGCATACACAATCATTGGAAAGCCATGATTATATGTTGGTTCCCAAAACTGTTCCATTATAAAGGCGGCCTTATCATTTTC